GGTTATCTAAATGCGCATAATGTGTAAAATGCCCAACTTTTGATATTAAAAACGTGACCAAGAACTTTACCCTTGCTGAACTAACTGCCACCAAAACAGGCCTTCCTAACGCTTTACCGAAGCACTTGGAACCCAATCTTCGTGCGCTTGCGGAAAACGTCTTACAACCTGCGAGAGACGCATTAGGAGCCATTGAGGTTACAAGTGCGTACCGCAGCCCTGAAGTCAACAAGAAAGTAGGAGGCGCAAAGACCTCGCAGCACGTACAGGCTCAAGCAGCAGACCTAAAGTTTCACGGAGGCAATGATGTCCTGTTCAAGTGGATTAGCCGCAACGTGGAGTACGACCAACTCATTTGGGAGTTTGGCACCGATGTAGAACCTGCGTGGGTTCACGTTAGTTATTCAGAGGGCAAGAACCGAAAACAAAAACTAAAAGCAGTCAAGCTAAATGGCAAAACCAAATACCTCCCACTTTGATGAATGGCTTAATGAACTTGAAAAAACGGAAGTCCCTGCTTGCAGCATTGACAATCCTGAGTGTGACTCTTGCGGGAGTTAGTGGATGCCGTACTGCTCAACCCATCCTCGAGAGTGTGATTGTTCGGGACACAGTAATTGTAACGGACACAAAGTACCTCCTCGACACGTTGGAGGTGATGAAGGACACCGTGATTTACCAAGACAAGGTTCGCCTTCAGCTTCAGTACATAGACCGAAAGGTCGTGGTTGAGGCTACGTGCTTGCCTGACACCATCCGAGTCACACAGACCAAGATTCTGACCAAGCAGACAAAACGCAGGGGGTGGAACTTCGACCAATTGGTTGTTGGAGCGTTGGTGGTTCTGTTGATTCTCTACCTGTTCAAGCGTTGGGTAGATAAACTCACCGAGTAATTATACCTTTTAAGGTGCATTAGAGCCGTTTTAAGCGACTTTATATGCGAAAGGGTATAGTTCTATACCTTGAGGTATTTGGATGCGTTAGAACGCAACTTATCATTTTGGTGACGTCAACGAAATGGTCTACCTATAAGTTGACAATCAAGATAAGTTAGTAAACTTATAAGTTGATAATATAAGTTAGGTAACTTAAGTAAGTTAATAATAACTATAATAACTTAACTAACTAACTTAACTTGTATAAAAAACAAAATAAATTCGACATATACAAATGTTCAAGTATAATTTTTTTGATTTTTTATAGATGAGCGACTACATCTTCTTGTATTGGGATGACTTACCTTTGAGCAAACCAACGGACAATGAGCAAGACCCCAACCTACTACATCGGCAAGACTCTCGGCATAGAGGCGAAGGATGTGGTGATGGACTTCCAACCTGATAATTACAATCTTGGAACTGCCCTCACCTACCTAATGCGTGCAGGCAAGAAACCTCACAATCCTATCTGCGATGACATCCGCAAGGCCATCGCTCACCTAAATTTTGAACTTGAACGCCAAGATGAGCAGCAAACCATTAGCGCAACAAGCGAAGGAAGCCAAACAACAACAGGAAAGTATGCAGTACTATACTAACCCTGCCAAGCGAAGGAAGATAGACTTTATCCTTGAGGAGTGCGCTACGCTGATGTCTAACTGCGAAGCCTCATACCAAGCTCGCCAACAGGCGAAATACAAAGAACAAGAACTACTCGGTGAGATTGCCAAGATAGACCTGCACTTCGCCATCCAATGCGGCTATCTGATCCCCGATAATTGAAAAGCTACAAGGTCGTAGTCACAAAGGTTCCGAGCTTAAATGCATTTTATGCATCAAGGCATTGGACAGTTCGCAAAAATGCAAAGGACAAACATTGCGATGAAGTTCTTGAGCAGCTTTACGCAATGGACTGCGTACAAATAACAGACGTACACATTACCTGCCTTGTGAATTACAGGTATGACGTAGACAATTCTATTATGGCGGTGAAGTTTGCGCTTGACGCATTGAAGAAGTGGGGAGCTATTCGTGACGATAGCCCAAAGTATGTGAAACAAATTATACTCGTACATAGCGAAGCCATTGCTAAAGACACCGCAGAAATTATTTTTGAGGGAGTGATTGTAGAATAATTAGTTGTATATTTGCATAACTTAAAACCAATCAAGTTATGACTTTATCTTTCAGTTCAGACGTTTACACCGAGATGGTGCAAGTGCAACAAGCACAAATCCAAGCACTTCAAAACAAGGTACAAGAGCTTGAAGCTCGTATTGAGGTTTTGCAGCAGCAATCAATTCTATTTATCTAAAACCAATCTATTATGTCAAAAATTATTTCAATCACCCCAACAGGCCAATGGCAAGATTTATTCAAGCTTGAGGTTCGCTTTGACAATGGAGACTTCGGTACTGCCTTTGCCAAATCACAGACCCCTCCTTATGCCGTAGGCGATGAGGTAGAGTACACCAAGAACGAGAAAGGCACGGTGAAAATCCAACGTGCCAATGCTTTTGGCGGTGGAGGCTATAACCAATCAGCTCCATCTGCGCCTAAAAATAACGATGAGCGCTCACTTTCAATCATCCGACAGGTTGCTCTAAAGGCTGCGGTTGAGTACGCTTGTGCTGCGCAACACGATGTCAACACCATCCTTGCCAACGCAGAGACCTTTAACGCTTGGATGACAGGTGCAAGTTCAGCTCCTGCATCACACACCGAGCATTTCGCAAATCGCAACGACCCTTTCTGATTGGTTTTTAATAGGTCGTTGTGTGAAGCCCCTCTACGGAGGGGTTTTTTTATGTCAACTATTTTGTTATATTTGCTAACCAATCAGAATCAATGATACACCCCGACCTTCTTTCTAACGAGTCTTCGTTACCATACCTCCAACGCGCCCTCAAGGGCAAGTACTACGACACGGGCAAGCTCGGTGTTTATGAAGTAGATCAGTACCTACGACTTAAAGATGGCGAGTTTGTCGTAGTGGTAGGCCACGCTAACGTAGGCAAGACCCACACGCTGCTTTATCTAATGCTCTTGCAGTCGTACAACTTCGGCAAGAAGTGGCTCATCTATTCCGCAGAAAACGAAGTGCCAAGCCTCAAGCGCAAGCTCATTGAGTTCTTGGTATGCAAACCCATTCAAGGGATTGATGAGGGGATGATGTACCGCAAGTTGGACTTCATCAACGAGTACTTCCAATTTATTGACGGCAATCGCCTTTTTACCGCATTCGAACTTCTTGAGGTTATGAGCAGCATCAAGAACGAATGGAACTACACAGGTGCTTTGATAGACCCCTACAACTCCCTATCAACAGACCAAAAGAAATTAGGCAAGACGGGAATGCACGAATACCATTATGAGGTAGCCTCTGCCCTTCGGGTGTTTGCGCATCAGAACAACGTCACGACAATCGTAAACGCTCACCCCGTAACCGAAGCAATGCGCAAGACATTCTACAAAGGCCACAAGTACGAAGGGATGGCGATGCCTCCCAACACATCAGACATTGAAGGTGGTGGTAAGTGGGGCAACAGGTCGGACTGCGTAATCGTGATTCACCGATTCGCTGCACACGAAACCGATTGGATTTACACGCACATCCACGTTCGTAAGGTCAAGGAGATGGAATCGGGTGGGCGCATCACGCCACTTGAAACTCCCTTAATTTTGCAGAGTGTTTTAGGTAACGTAGGGTTTGTGATAAACGGGCGTAACTTGCTGCCAATTAAAATGGATGAAACCCCTGCGAGCGATGTACCCTTCTGATGACTCCCACGACCTTTACATAAGGGAGAAGCAGTTGATGCTTGCAGGTACTGCGATGTGGTTGGCGCAGCAAGCAGCAGACAAAGCAAAAGGCAGAGAAGTACAAGATGACATCCTGCACCACGTTATGAGCTGCCACTACGCAGACCTACTACTTCAGCAGTTTATTGACTATCGCCAATTTACCGAAGGCAAGATGAACGAGATGTACCTTGCCAACGCCAAGCTGCGAGTTGATAGCGAGCAGATGCACTACGAGATACAAAGACTGCAAGGGATAATAGAGGACAATCTATGAGGCAGATATTCTCCCCCTTTCAAAAGTACGAATGCTTTGCAGTAGATGGAGTGGACTACCTCGTGGTGGACTACACCATTATCCAAGACAAAGATGACAATTTAGTGGAATGGGCGAGTGAGATGAAGTTCAAAAGACTAAAAGATCACAAGCACTTCACTATGCCGATAACTAAAATAATAACCAATTACAACGAGGGCAGAGTCAAACGCTGCAAATGCTAATGAGACCATTTGAAATACGCCAATTAAAAGTATCTAAAGAACAGTACTATGCACGTCTTGGGTTCCAAGACAATGGAAGCCGTGCGCATAAAGAATCTACTGCAAGAGCAGCATTCGTATCAGCATTCCGCAACCACGCCACCCTGCACGAACTTGGTGAGGCCATAGACAAAGACCATAGCTCGGTAGCCTATGCCGTAAGGATGCACAAAGACCGCCTAATCTACGGGGACTATCAGCACTACTACAAGGTTGCCTGTTGCGTTCTTGAAGAAAACCCGATGGCCTGTATTGACAAGCCTGACTTTCAATCTTTAGAATTGGAACTAAATAAACTCAATGAAGTCGTTGCGGAGTTATCTAAATACAAGGAATTGTATCTAACTCTTAAACGCACATTTGATGAATTTTAACGTAGGACTTTACCCCATCTATGGGCTTGTAGTTGGGGCGAATTGGTCAAAGACCGATTATCTTGAAGAAGATATTGTGATGCACACCGTGCAATTTGCATTGTTTGTGATAATCGTAGAAATCACTTGGGACTCCTCGCAGTATTAGCAAAGCGGCAGACGGATTGGATTCGGATGTGCAAGAGCTTTGGCGCAAGTGATGACCTTGCCCAAGAGCTTACGCAGGAGATGTACGTCAGATTGTACAAGTACGTTGATGATGCGGAAAAGATAATGTACAACGAAACGGAGGTCAACACCTTCTTCGTGTACGTTACGCTGCGAAATATGTACGCCACGTTGATGCGTCAAAGGGCAAGGTTTGAGTTTGTAGATGTGGACATCCTTGAGGAGTTTATCTACGAGGAGGCCAACGAAGATGCGGAGGTACAACTCATCCAACTCTACGACAGGGTGTGGTCAACACAAACCGATTGGCATTGGTACGACAAAAAGATATTTGCACTATACCACAACACCGATATGAGCATCCGTACTTTAGCGGATGAGACAAAAATATCAGCACGTTCCATATTCAACACACTAAAAAATGCAAGAGAGCGAATCCAAGAAGACTGCCAAGACACCTACCAAGCGTACAAAGAAGCCAAGCGGCTTGGGTGATACCATTGAGCAAATCACAACTGCCACAGGCATCAAGGCTGCGGTAGATTGGTTTAGCGAAGCCACAGGCGTGGACTGCGGTTGTGATGCCCGTAAGGAGAAACTCAACAAACTATTTAGGTACAGGAAGCCTGAATGCTTGACCAAAGAAGAATACGAGTTTGTTGGCAAGATGCGAGGCAGGAACACCGTCACCGCTATTGAGCAGACGGAAGTGAGTAGAATCTACAACCGAGTCTTTAAGGATTCGGTGAAGCCAACGAACTGCGGCTCTTGCCTTCGTGGTAGGTTGCAGGAGCTTGAGACCCTTTACAACGCCTATTAGTGTTTTATACTATTGACATCCCCAACACCTTATTTAGTGAGCTAAACAAGAACTCACAGATAAACCAATTCTTTGGCAAGGTGTATGTCGGTGAGTGTATGCGGTTAATCTCTGATTATTATGAAAGCACCACCCTAAACACACAGGAAGGGTGGCAAGAATACTACAAGGAGATGCAAGGCTTCGAGGGTCTGACCGTTGTATATGAAGAACTAAAGAGCAGGCTACCGAATGTTGAGGAGCAACAGATTAAAAAATACATTTGGCATCGTGTAATAGGGCAGACTTGGAATGGATACCAAAAGGAGCTAATCGTGGTAAAGGAGCTAAACGCAGCGTTCCCCGATGCACAA